GTCTAACCCTGCTGCTTTTGCTGTTTCTATTTGTTCTTGTTGTTTCGTAGCATAATCAGTTCCTCCCATTAACTTATCTCCTGTTTTAAACATCTCGTAAGCTTTTTCAGGTTGTGTCTTTATAAGCTCTAAAATACCTTCTCCTTTAAGTGAGGGAGGAGGTGATATTTGTAATCCTTCTAAAACATCTGTTTCTGGAACTCCCCCTAATTGAATATTTTTAATAAATTCTTCATATTGTTTTCTAATGTAGGGCTCTGTAATTTGTGTTTGTTTTTGTAATTTTTTTCCTGCAATAATTTCTTCAAGCCCTGGTCCAGTTCCGTTAGCATATCCAGGTCTTGATTCCGTTAAACCAGACATAATACCTTCGTTAGGTGTTCCACCTTTTCTAAACATTGGTCTTTTTAAAGTTCTATTCATTATCTTCTTAAACCTCCATACAAGCCAGCGATTGTTGAACCAATACCTAATGCTGTTTGTAATGGAGAAGCGCTAGGTGTAGATGAAAATTGATATTGAGCTGGATATCCGCCCATTAAGCCCGTGATCCCTGATCCATAAAATCCTAGTCTTTCGTATGGTTCCATGGCTTGTGCTCTAGCAGCTTGTGTTTGTGCTTCTAGTTGTGCTTGTTCTTGCGCCTGTTGAATTGAACCTACTTGACCTAAAGTTCCGATTTGCTCTCTTTGCAATCCAGGAACAAGAGTTGCTAAACCTAATTGTTGCTGTTGTGCTCTAGCTGCAGCTTGCTGTGCTTGTTGAAAACCTTGTTGTTGTAAACCTGCTTGTAATAAAGCTCTTTCTCTTGCAGCGCCTGTGCCAAACTCTGCTAGTTGAACACCTTCTCTACCTCCGCCAAATGCACCAGCTGAAACAGCTTGATCTCTAATTGCTTGTTCTTGTATTTGTCTTTGTCTATCAAACTCTGATAATGTTACATCAATAACATCTTGTTGATAAGGAGACATGAAAGGTTGTTGTGCTGCTGTAACGCCTGCAGCTGTAACTTGTCCTGTTGATGGATCTACTCCACCTAATCTTTGTGCTTCAGTTATAAAAGGTTGAAATGAACCAATACCTGATTGAGCTAATTCTGCTGCTTTAGTTTGTAATACATCTTGTCCTGCAACTTGCGGAGCAAATTGAGTTACATCTATAGGTTGGGCCGTTAACGCTGTAATTTGTTTAGCGTAATCTTTGCCTAACTCTTCTATAAACGGTGCGGGTAATGTTCTTGTTTCTGTAATAGCCATTATATTTTATTTTCCAATTGTTTCATAGTGTTATACATTTTTTGAGCGCCTTTATCAACACTTCCTCCACCTGCTGCTCTAACAGCATCAGCCGTGAAAACGAACTCATTTTTAGATAGTCTAGCAGGTACATCATCAGCTTTTTCTTTTTTTCCTATAGGTACAAAACCTCCATCTCTTAGGTCCATTTCTTTACCATCAAGATCCATCAGACCTCCTTCTGCTTTACTATCTCTCATAATCTCCTTCATTAGCATTTCATAAGAATCAGGGTCCATTTTATCCTTCATAGATTGTAATCGTTCTATTTGAATTTTTAATATTTCTTCTTTTGGTTTACCTTTTGGCATAACAAAATTTTTTTCTGCTTCTGTTATCTTACGCATAGCTTCTTGAAACTCTGCTGATGTCATTTCTTTTCCTTCAGCATCAGTGTATTTAACTCCATCTCTGTACTCAGCTAAAGGTCTATCTCTTTTTTCTAGCATTTTAAAAAGTTCTTTTTCTTCTTTTGATGGAAGTTTAATTGGAGGAGTTTCTGGTTCAGGAAGATCTTTTTGCCTTTGCTCAAATAATTGTTTAGCTCTTTCAACTGTAGTTAAACCACCTTCAGCTGCACTTAATCTAAACGCTTGTGGTAATTGAAAATATAATTCATTAGGATCACTATATCCTAATGCAGCTTTTCTAATACCAGGAATATCAATACCTCTATCAGTACCATATGTTCTTGCAATTGCTTGTTCTAAAGTTTCTTCATCCTCTTCATCTGGTGTTGCCATGTAACCAAGTAAAGAAGGTATACCAATACCGGCAATCTTACCTAATGTTGTAAGATCAAATTTACCTGGTGTTTTTGTTAAACGTAATTTATTTAACAATCCTTTAGATGCAACTTCACCATAATCCATAGCTTGTTTACCAACTATATAATCTTTTAATCCTCCCAATGAACTCATCATTCCTGGTCTTGTTAAACCATAAGCGCCAGCCGCTAATAATGCAGCTTTACCTACATCGCTTTTTACTAATTTTTTAATTGGTCTTGTAATTTTTTTAACTAAACTTCCTAAACCATATTTTTGTCTAACTTCTCCTCCCTCAGCTGCAGCAAATCTTGGGTCTAACATAAATGGGCTTGGCTGAGCTTCTCTTAGAGATGCAATGTATTGTGCTAGTTCACTTGGTTGTTCCTCCATCTGAGATGCAATACCTACAGCTGGAGATACTAATGGCATAACCGGTGTTGTATCATCTTCTGTTGTCGGGGTTGGACCTTTAAATTTTGCATTTGGATCTATTAAACCTAATCTATTTAATAAACCTATACCTAACTGTGCTTTTCTAAAAGCACCATAAGGAGGAAAAGCTGTTTGTAAAGCTACATCTACTGCACCTTTACCTATTCCTTTTGCTATTTCTTTAGCTAATTTAGTTTTAGTTACGTTATTAGAATCTCCTTCAAATCCTCCACCAGGACTTGCTTCTCTACCTACATTTGTAGCGTAATCGGTTAAATCATCTTGAACACTATACCCTCCATCAGCAAATTCCACTCTGCCCCCTGAAGCCATTAATTGTTTTGCGATTTTTGATCTGTTTATGCCCATAATTTTAGTTAAATTTTAAGTGAAGCAGGAATAAAACCTGAACACTTACCTTACTTTGTTTTTCCAAATAAATCAAGGCTTGGCATGATAACTTTGACATCTCTTCTAATGTCTTGTTCTGGAACGTTTTTAGCCTTCCATTCTTCATCATTCTTATATACTTCGCCTGTCTTTAAGTTAGAAATAGTCTCTATTATCTTCTCTGGTTTTAATGTTTGCATGGTTTCCTATGTTCTATCAAATTCTAATATAGCTGCTGTTCCTTCTATTTTGTCAGCATCAGCAGCCTGTACTCTTAATACATCGTTTTCTTCTAATATTATTGTACCATCAGCCATGGATTGTGATGAGTTAGCTGCGATTGTATGTTTTGCAAAAGTAAATTGTTTAGTAGCAGAGTTATCGTAAATGTGTGCATGAACAATAACATTTCCTGTATCTATATTTGCCATATGTATATTTTGTACTATAGCTCTAGAGTTTGATGGAACAGTGTAAACGTCTGTTGCATTAGTAGTTGTTAAATCAAATTGTGCATTCTTATATCTATTAGCCACCTATTCCCCCTGTACTAAACCAAGTTAATCTTTGTAATTCTTCTTTAAGATCTTGTTGAAAGGTAGAATTTAATTTTTCTACTAATCCGTCAAGATCTCTAATTAAAGCATCAGCTACTGGCTGACTATATTCTTTACTAGGTCTTGTAAATACTAAAGTTATTTTTGCCATTATCTTCTACCGTCTGGTTGTATATCTAATCTAAAACTTCCTAGTTTCCAATCTTGAGATGAACCTGTGTTTGCAACTTTTAAAGCTACAGATCTACCTCTTGCTCTTGTATCTACTTTAGTCGTAGATGAAGTAATTGTAAAGGGTCCAAGTGGTGAACTTGCTTGAGAGCTATTTGAATAATCTCTTAAATTTAAAGTTACTTGTGTATTACCTGTTTGAGATAAAAAGTCAGGTATAAATCTTCTTATCTTCATAATAAATTCACCGTCTCCTTGAAGAGTAGCTCCACCTTGTGGTCCTCTTGTAATATCAAAATCACCAGATTCTATATTAGCGGCTACAGTAGTTGTTGCTGCAGACTTAACTTGATCGGTCCCTGTTTCGTGTTGATAGTATGTTGTAGCTCCTTCAGTATTTCCAACAACATCATAAGATGTTCCTGATGCATTAAACGAAGTTGCATGAGGTAAACCAAATACAGATGAGTCAACCCAAGTTGTTCTAGCTAAAGATCCTGTTGTCCATATTGGTCTTTGTGGAGAAGACTCCATATAATTATAAGTCACTGATCTATTAACTACTTCAGAAGAATTTGTTGGATAGAACCAAGTAATCTCACCAAACAAATTATTTAAACCAACATTAATAAGTTGTGATGCCGTTGTATTAATATCATCAAATACATAATCTTCTACTAAACATGTCATGGTCTCAAGGTTACCAGAGTATTTAAAGAAACCATTTTCTGAGAACCAATACGCAGCACCATCTACTTCTAATGCAGCGTTCTGTCCTATCAATCCACAGTTTGTACCTACTTGTGCAAAAGCAAATGTAAAAGGTGTACCTACAAAACGCATTGTAAATAAAGATGTATCTGTCCAAACATAAATCGCATCTCTACCTCTTACTCCTCCTACGATCCGTGATCCGTCGGCCAGTCTCTGTGTACCAGCGGTATTGACTGCTGTTGGTGTATAATCATTAATGTTTTCTTGATCAGAGAATCTAATAAACATATCGTCTTGTGTTGATGGGTCACCAATCGTTGTTTCTGTACCAAAGAATACTAAGTGTCTGTCCGGTGTAGATACTAACATATCTCTAGATGCCGTAGGTGCA